CCATTTCAGAAATATCTCTTGCAACTAACGCTCCAATAAAAGCATTTTGTAACAACATCATATCTTCATTTAATACATTCAGATTGTAATTAGTAAGTAGTTCACAATTGTCCAACTTTTTCGCAAGAATTTGAAAATCTTCGTTTATACTCATAATGTTCTCACTTTCTCTATGAAATCAGAGTTTTAATTAGTCCCATAATCCATCAATTTTTACTGTCCTATGGTTGATCCATCTATATCTGATTTCACTACCATATCCACACGATTCATCGCAATTATCATTTGTACATATTGGTAAAAGTTCTGTGACTTCTGGTTTGTCCATATATGAAAATTCATAACACAATAAACCCATCTCTAATTTAGAACCACATCTAGGACATTTACCTTTGATTTTATTTTTTTTTACTCATACACAATCTTCTTTATCAAACTCAATTTTACCTGATTCATAATCTTTTGACACTACGACATAGTATTCTTTATCCTCATCGAATTTGTACATATGTATCATACTGTTACCAGAACCCATAAAATAAGAATATGCTTCTGGGTTTCCTCTAAAATATTCAATTCCTTGTTGAATCCATTTATTAATTTCTTCATCTGAAACTTCAATAGCTCTAAAATCTTTACTTGATACAGTAAAATGCGTAGGATATTTTACGTTTGATGCATAAATATCAATAGAATCATCGTCAAATTCTTCAACGTCCATCTCGTAATCGCAGCATGGACAGGTGACATGGGGTAATCCTAAGTATCCTATATGAGTATCTTCTCTTAACACTTCAAGAATTGATCCGCAATTCTCACATTTTATTTTTACTTTTTCTATTTTTGGTTTAGTTTGTTCTGGTAATTGTTGCGGATTTCTTGGTATATTTTTATAATTATTTTGAATTACTTTCATTCTCTAATCCTCCATTTATTCCATAGCCTAAAATAAAACAATCATCAATAAATTTCTCACTAATGTATTTTCCGTGAGACAATCGAATTAGTTGATCTCCATATGGCTCTTTAACAGGGTATACCTCATGATGCCATCCATTAATTTTGTTTCTGATAATCAAATCAGGATAATCCTGTAAATACATTCTTCCAACCCATTCCGCCCAAAATGCATTTTCTCCGGCTAGTTTCTTAAATTTTCTACTAGACATCTTAACAATAATATCGTATACTTTGTCTGGCATAACCCATACTTCTATTTCATATTCATCATTTTTATATATACAGGCAGCTTTGCAATGTTCTGGATATTTTAAATTTAAGAAAAACTGCTCAAGATTAGTACCAATAATCGCTTTTATATTTTTCAATTTAATCCTCCACTGGTTCATATTTTTCAAACAATTCACCCATTGTTAAATGATTAAATTTCGATAAATCTATTGCACAAGCTACAACACTATGAGGCATAGAAGCTCCAATAAATTCACAGAGATACTCTGATAATGATTGATATTTAATATCTTTTGATATTTCTTCATCCCAAGGTTTTCTAATCCATCCAATCATTTTCTGGTTGTTTATTGTTACTTTTCCTTTATCAAGTGAATATAATACACTACCGTTACTACTTCTCCACCAAGCATCTTCACCTGCGAATTTCACAAATTTTTCTTCTGACAGATCTGAAATCATATCAAATATTTCATCATCCATTAACCAAACTTCATATCTATTACTTTTGTATGTACATATTGCTCCATATTCTTTTGGATAATCCAGTACAAAAAAGAATTGCTCAAGGTTATTACCTAAAATCTCTTTCATTTTCTCACCACCCTAAATACCGAAACCATTTTGCAAATAATGTCAATCCTTCTTGAATCTTATCATTCAGTTCATTGTATTTATCCATCCAATCGGAATCCTTAAAATTTATAGACGCATATATCTCATAATCATTAGCAACTTGCTCGAATGACCAAATCATTTTATCCAATAGAGCATCCCATTTCTCAGGTGTATTCGCTTCGCCATATCCAGGATAAGCAATGGTTAATTTCTTATACATCTTTAATCTTGGGAGAACATATTTTGCAATATTACAATCCAGATCCCATGTTTCTTTTGGATTTACATACAATCCTTGTTTCTTTAAACGCTTTTTATGTACTCTTTTATTCATAAAACATCACCCATCATAATATTCCAATTAAAACCCACCATGTAAAAATAACCTGAATAATGTGGATCATTTGGTCTTGAATTAAATTAATTTTCTTTTCATTAGCTTTCAGATTGTCTACAAACATATGTATCAATAAATTAACAATTAATAATACAGGTTTCCATATTCCACCAGTTACCATAAGAGCAATTGTTGGTGGTAACATAATCATAAATGACCAACTAAAGCTATGCATAAATAACGCTGCTAGGTAATCATATTTATATAATTTCTCTGGTGCGTTATTTTCCCACCATGATTTTTGTTTAGCAGATGCTAGCCATCCTTGTAAATAATAATCATCTACAATATGACAAAAAATCATAGTAAACAAAATAACTATTTTATATGCAATATTCATATTTTACCTCCATGAAATCGAGATTTCAAAATCACACTTCATCTAGTTCTCTATTCATTGTAATTTGAATCTTAATAGTTGGCTTCGTAGTTTCTGCGACACCATAACCAGTTGTTGCATTATCGTAGCTTATATGCACACATTCTGGTTCAATATCAAATCTTTCAGCTACAACACTTGCAATATCTTTTTCGTTTAATTCATAAATTGTTTTCATATTCTATTACCTCTTTCTTTATAATTTTTTCCATAGTCCCTTTAATCTAGTATCTTCCTTCAAACAATCATATTTTGCCATTCCAATAGATTCATGTTCCAAAACTCTCCAAATAGCTTTAAAAATGTTTCTTTCACAAGAAGTAATATTTCCTGCTCCAACTGAAAATCTTAATCCTTCTTTAAAGTCAAACCACATAATAGCTTCGATTTTTGTTCTTGCCTTACGATCACCTCTCCACGCAAGAGGAGAATCCGCTTCTTTGTAAAATAATACCTTTTTGTATGTTTTCATAAACTACAATCTTCCAATGCTCTAATTACTCTTTGTGTTTGTTTCTCTAATTCAACTTCTGCCTTTGCCTTGATGTATTCTTCTACGGAATCAACATCTACTTCAATGTCAATTACATCATTATCATACGGTTCACCAGTTAATTCTTCTCCATATGTGATTTCTTCAAATGGAATAACGTAATACTCACCTGTTTCGCCATCTGTGCAGCTAAATGTCAATTCGGTATTTTCATCATAACCGATTTCTTGTAATTTTCTTATAAGCTCTGTAACTTTCATTCACCAATACTTCTTTCTTTACATAGTTTTTTTAATGATTCTTCTGTGTATAATCTTCCTGTATCTTGTAACCATGTTACAAATTCATCCTTATCTTGAAAACAATGAGAACATCCATAATATTCATAGTAATGTTCCCAAAAATCATCCAAATAACTACAGCTATATATTGGTTCTCTTACAAATTCTTTCTTACATTTTTCACATTTGTGCCAGATCAATAAAGGTTTTATTTTCTTTACAGAAATAGAATCCATATGTATTTTTATAAATCTTTCTTTTGGATCACGTTTCATTATTATCACCATCTTTCTTAACTCCGATATTTGCCAACCAATACATAAATTTTGTAAATGGTCTATGATTGTATATACAAATACCAATAAAAATAAATGTAGTAATATATCCCAGTAATATCGAGCCAAGATAACATATTATATTTTCCGATGAGAAATAATCTTCATCAAATTCTTCCCCTCGCATATCTAGCAATATCATTATAGTTCCTGTTATTAACCCGATTAAAAACCAAGATATAAGAATAATTTCCTCTATTGACATTTATTCACCTACCTTGAATCGTTTGTTTCATGTGATGCTAGACCATCACTTTATCATTGATTTCTTTAATTTTAGTTCTCATATAATATCTCAAATCTTCTCTAAGTTCACGATTGCACATAATCTGTTTAATGTCATTTGAAAATTCAGTAACCATTTTATTAACAATTTTATCTGCCATTTCTTCTTCTAATCGTGATATAATTTTCTCTTTTACTTTTTCAATATCAATTTTTTCATAACATTCTTTAAGGATTTCGTATGGAACTTCATACCTATTATCATAATTGATTTTGATAAGATCCTGTTTTGAAATGTCATTGATAATCTTTTTCTGGATTAAATCATTAAATTTCTCTTCAAAATTTACCATTTCGTATCCTCCAAACTATCTAAAAATTGTTTCATCCATAGATTCTTTTCTTCTACTCTCCTTAATTCTTCTTGCCAATTTTTATATGCTCTTTTCAATTTTTCATCTGCATAGTCTTTTAAATTATCAATGTATTTTCTAACCGTATCATCAGAAGCATCTAATTCTTTATTTATGTCTTCTTCACACCATTCATATAAAAATGTATTCAACGACATATCAATTTGTTCTAAACAAAATTTCTTTAGATTTTCATGTTCTGGTGTTGGTGGAATCCATTTTTCAACTTCTTCTCGTACTTTTAGGTACTTTTTATCTTCATCTTTATATTCTTCAAGTATTTTTACTGCCCTGCCCTTATTATCATTATACTTAGATATTATATCTTCTTTTACCTCTTCAAGAGTCATGCTATATGCTTTTTCTCTTGACACTAAAGAATCTTTATATGCTTTTTCATAATAAGGATGTGGCTCAAAATGATTTGGTGTTGGAACATCTAATGATTCATCTTTTAAATCAATCGCAATTCCAAATGCTCTTGTACATAGTTTCAGAAATTCTTTACCAGATGTTATTTCTCCATCCTTAATGTAAGACGTATATCCTGTTGGCATCTAATCACCTCTCTATTCAATTGTATTTTTATGGAATCTTGAGCAGAAATGCTCTTAGAAAAATTACATATTATCTAAAGCTTCAACAAATTCGTTACCACAATCGCAAAATGTATAAATCATAGATTTCATAAGTCCCCAAGACATTCCTGAGTGACCTTGATTCTTCATTACTTCAATACCTGCGACAATAGAATTATCCTTAACAGTTTTAATAATATCTAAACATTGACCTAATTCCATACCCTCATACAGATCTCCTAATCTAATAGGCACACATGTATAATTGTAGTATTTTGTATCTTCGTTATCTTGCGCAACGATAGCAATGACAGCATCATCACTTTCGTCTTCTCCAAATGGTGTAAAATATAATGCATAACATGGTTTTCCATATTTATTGTTACCAATATTCTTCCAATATTTACTCATATTGCATCTCCTTTAATGTTATAATGAAAACCGTATTTCATCTTAGTTTCTATATGTAAATAATTTCTCTATTGCTTTCTCTGCTGCAACTCTATCTGATTTCTGTTGAACCTTTCGTTCTTTTTGCCAAATACATTTGAAATCATTTGGCATATTATATTCACTTACTAATACAATATTATTTTTGGAAAGTTGTCGAAGAAAATCATAGAACTCACCATAATTAATATTTTGTATAGAATATTGTTTTGTATCTTTATATGGTGGATCAAAATAGAATAAACAATCTTTATAATCCGCAAACTTCTTATAGTCACAACACATAAAAGTTATATCATTTAAGTGCAATGCCTGAGATTTTAAATTCTTTAAATTATTTCTATATTTGATTGTTGAACTATTCCTATCATCTGTTCTGCTATTTCTTGCAAAACCACCATCAAAATATCTACCACCATAACTAGCACAATATCCAATTAATGCCGTATATTCAATAGAATATTTATTTGTATGTAATCTTCTATTCTCTCTTACATCTGAATAATGCTCAAATGTACATATTTCTGGGGCAATGGATATTTCGTTGTCTGTTTGTATGTATTGTAATAAAGTAATTAATTCTGAATTAATATCCCCACCTACTTTATTTTCACAAACAATTTTATCAATAATATTTGCGCCACCAACCATAGGTTCTATATAGGTTTTGATATTATTATCATCAATATATTTCTGAATGATTGGCACTAAAAATTTAGAAATCCTATTTTTACTTCCTTGATATACCATTTAATTCTCTACCTTTAATCCCATTTCCATATATAACTCATCTACAGCATTACCTTTTCGCTGCAAACAGTTATATATTTTCTCGTCAATAGTATCTTTACCTTGTAAAATAATATATGTACATTTATTCTCTTGACCAATTCTATGAATACGATCTTGACTTTGCTTAAATTCTTCATAACTAAAACTCATAGAGTAATAGATGTTATATGTACAATTTACAAATGTAAGTCCAAGTCCTAATAGCTTCGGATGTGTAAATAACCTTTTAATTTTGTTATTTTTAAAATCTCTGATAACATCATCACGATTCTTTGTTTTAGATGTTAAGCCTACACCATTATATTTCTCTGCTAATTGCTCAATCTCATGCTGAAATTGACACCAGATGATTACAGGCTTATTACCAACTTCTTCAAAGCAATCTTCTAATACCTTGTTTTTACTTGTATCAAAATCTGTGATAGTTCCATCTTTATTGATTACAAATCCACTTACTATTTCTCTAAGTTTCATTAACTTTGCTGTAAATTCAAACTTAGACCATTCATTGATATTATCTTTGATATTCTGTAACATATCTTGATAATATTTATTCTGTTCTTTTCCTAATGAAAATCGTTTAACTTCAAATACTTTTGGTGGTAAATCAACGCAGTCTTCTTTCTTTAAAAATACTGATTTATCTCTCAAACGGTTATAATATGCCTGTTTATTCTCATCTGTTTGATACCAATAATGCGGATCAGACAAGTCTTGGGTAAAATACCTTGCCTGGAATCCAAAATAATTATTACCAAATACTTCTGCGTCAACAAATTTCATTTGTGGGAATATTTCAAGATTTGAGTTTGGTGTAGGAGTACCACTAAGAACAAAACGATGTGGAATTACCGTGATTAACTGTAATAGATAGTTTGTGATTTGAGATGTCATATTCTTCATTACTTGACTTTCATCAACAATCACGCATTGGAAATCCATAGACAATACTTCTTTTTTCAAAATCTTAAAGCTATCATAATTCATAACATAAATATCTGAATCTGTTTTTAATGCTTCAAGCCTTTCTTTCCTTGTATTTCCATGACAATTAACTATTTTTAAATTTGGATAGAACTGTTTACAATCGTCCATCCACGCAGTTTCTATAACAGATAACGGACATAACACCAATGTTTTACCATAATGTTTTGCAATTTCTAGTGAAATAGCAGTCTTTCCTGTACCTGTATCTGCAAAAATACCATAACAACCAGCATTTAATGCGGTATTTACAATCTCTTTCTGATACTTTCTTAGGTATGGAGATAGCTCATATTGAACTATCTCCTTTTCTTCGACCTTAATATCAGAAGAAACTAACCCATATTGTTGTAACTTTGGTAATGCGGAATCTGGAAATTCCCATTTACCTGCTTTAAACTTTCGTCCCTCAATAGTTCTAACATAAGGGATTTTCTCTACTGGAATTTCTAGTGAAATCATTCAGTAACTTCCTCTTTTACTTCATCTTTAAGTTTCTTAATTTCAGACTTCTTCATACCTAAAGCATTTAATTGTTCTTCAAGTAATTTAATTTCTGCACGAAGTTCTTTCTTTCTATCTCTCATTTGTTTCTGTTCTTCCTTTTCAGCTTTACCTTTCTCTTTATTGAGTTCTCCAATAGCAAGCTGTTCTTTAAAGCGATCAATCATCTTATCATGGTTATCATCACATTCAAAAACAGAATCATCCCATTTATCAAAAATCTCTTGTGCAGCATTATAAAATTTTTCGCTTAATTCAATTCCAATAGCATTTCTACCATTTTCAATCGCAGCTCTATTTGTTGTTCCACTACCTGCAAATGGATCAAGTACAACATCACCAGGAACAGAATATAATTTAATAAGACGTTTACATAATTCATATGGATAAGGTGTCATGTGATTTGCGCCGCCAACAGATGTATTAGGAATTTTCCATACACCAGAAGCGTATGTAGCCCATTCTTCAAGAGTAATATCTGAACCACTTTCTTTTTCCATTTCACCAGTTGTACTCTTTTTATACACATATACATATCCAAAGTTTGCGGCGATAATTGCATCTCTTACTTTAAGATTTCTATACCATAATGAACCATCTGAAATCATAGCCCTCTGTGGTGTATATTTCTCCCAACAAATTTCGCTCCAAAGAACAAATCCGTTATCAGTGAACATTTTATTAATTTCTCCAACAAGAGATTCTTTACCTCTTCGATTATCTCTACCAATAGTATAATTATAATCTTCAAACTGCATTACAAATTTACCACCTGGTTTCAAAACTCTTTCACATTCTGCAATTACAAGTCCTAAGAGATAATAATATTCTTCATAACTCTCGCAGTTACTTAAATCACTAGGATCATTGCTGTATACTCGAAGATTATGGTAAGGTGGAGAGGTAATCACTAAATCCACACTTTCAGCTTCCATCTTTTTCAGTTCCTTTAAGCAATCTCCGTTAATCCAATTGTTGAATAATCTCATATGTATTCAATCTCCTTTTCATTATTTATTATCGTTTATATTTCTTTATAAAATCTAATTCTCCATTAGACTTTAATTTCTTGTATCTAATAAGCCAGTGTTCATATTGATTAAAAGTTTCTATTGTTTCCCATAATGTATAATCAAATGGTTGATGTGTTTCAGTTTGAATTATTGTCGTGCATTGAGCTTTTAATATATCTAAATTATTCCAAGCTGAAAGTCTTATATCGTGTATATAATCTTTACATATATAATTGTACATATATGGTGTATCAAAATTTAATATATCTTCATATAGTTTAGCCTTTACTTCGTAATAACAACGCACTTTATAGTAGATACTCTCTACGTCTTTTCTTGATAATTCTTTTTCATTCAATTTTTATACCTTTCTATAAAATCTAATTCTCCATTAGACTTTAATCTTTCATATTCTTTTATCCACTGACGAGCAGTATATCTATTGTTATTTATATTCTTCCATAAGTTTTCATCAAACGGCTTATCACATTCACAAATAAGTACGTGTTGACAAAGCAGGAATATTTGACGGGAATATTCGGCAGAATAGCCACGAAATTTAGGATTTGAAATATATGCTGAGTCATATAGATAACTGTCAGCTAAAAAAGAATCATATATTTCAGTTTTTGCATTCCAATAACAGCAAACTTTATAATACACATCATTCATTTTATCTGGTGGATGTAAGTATATCTGACTTCTCCATTCATAATGATCTAACATATATCACCGTGTCCTCTTACAGACTCAATTTTTAAAATTACAGGTCTATATTTATTTTTGCCTTTTCTTTTGTCTGTAATTTCTTGTAATTTATCAAATAAAATTGGAAATTCATATTCTGTATACCAAACATCACTATATTGTTTAACATTTCCTACTGAGCCATCTTCACATACCGCTAAAGTGTAATAATCTACTTTCCACATATTATTTCTCCTACCAAAGATCATCCTTATCGTTTGTGTTCATCATCTGATCAAGTCTTTTCCCTATATTCTTAGATGCTATATCATGTATGAATAAATCAATTCTATTACAGCAATCATCACATAAATGTAATTGTACTGATTTGAATTTACCATCCGAATGCATCATTGGAATATAATATTTTTCTAAATACTTCGATTCTTTTCCACATAAATCACAGATATATTTGATCATATATTATTTCTCCTTAAAATATTTTAAATATAATCTTGTATTGTTCTTCTCAGTTCAGAAATTTTATATTCAAATATTCTAATTTGCTTCTGAATCTTATCTATTCTATCGTTTTCATATTGTACTTTATCTTCCATAATACCTTCCGCAAATCCTCGTTTAGTCAATTTATAAGCGAAAAAATCTTTATCAATTTGATTATAAACAATAGTTTTGTTGCTCTTACTTTTAATATAATCTCTTGATACATATTCAGTTCCATAGCAAGCATTTTTATACTCTAAATCATATTTTCCATTTTGATTTAGATTTCTCTCGTACAATTCTTGTCGATCAGGTTCTCCACTTTCGCCAGTTCCATGCAATAAATAATGTTTTCCATCATAATCAAAAAGAATAGACCAATCTCTCACTTTCGTTATCTTTAATAATGAAACATCTTGAATATTAATCATCAAATCACCTTCTAAAATGAAATAAATTTTTCATCATGTAAAAAACATTACAAAAATAGTTACTATTAAAGAAATACTCATTATACTAATAACATCTATATTTCTTTTACATATCATTCCAGTTATAGAAATTGCTGTACATACAATCCACATAACAATTAACAAAATTGTTGTACCTGTAATCATTCCTTCTCCTTCACAATCTTTACAGAATAACCAAGAGCTTTTTCAATATCTTCTAATGTCATTTCTTTTGGCTTTTGTTCATGCTCTATAATATTATTTAATAGCCATAAATCATTTTTGAATAATCCCGAAATCGTACATTCACCAGTTAAGCCATCTTGTTCAATATTTACTTTATCTATTGCATCATCCATATCACCAATTACAATGTTTGTAGCATAAATATATGAATCTCCAACATCTAATTTGATATCTAATAGAAACAGTTTATCTGATTTTTTAAGTTTCATATCTACGATTTTAACTAATCTCATTCCAAATTCCTCTTTTAAAATTTTTGTGTTTGTCATAATGTCTCCTTATATAAAAGCATCTGTAATAACATCTGGAAGATTTTTTAAAAGTTTATCAACTCTATTTTCATTCTTCTTTCTTACACGTTTTCTCTTATGATACATTGATAAACTACTACATTTAACAAATTGCTTACTCAATTTCGGTTCTTTACTCATATATTTCCTTTCAACCAAACGTAATTACTCCACCTGGATATTCTCTGAAAAATTGTGATACTCGTTCTAATTGTTTATCCGTCAATTTAAAATATCTTTTTCGTAAAAATCTTCTCAAATCTCTACGACTTCTAATAATTCTTCGTGGATAATTAGAAATCCTAAATGTGTCATGGTATTCAAGAACATCAGTATATAATTTTGAGCATTTTCCAATTTCCTTATATGTCTTATCTATGCCTGAACCATATCCTAATTGCCACCAATAAAATCCATATACACAAGGAATATTTTCATTATATGATTTCATAAGAAGATCATATAAATTCTTATCATATAATCCAATTTCAATATTCTTTTTAGAATCACCTGTTAAATAATATATTTCCTTTGGTGCGTTTTCTTTCATTTTCTCAAATTCTTTGTCTGTAATTGGTCTACTAAACCAAGTATGACATCCCATATTTAATTCCCCTCTTAATCATGATTTTCTTTACTCAACTCTTGTTTATATCTTCTGTTTCTCCTTTTATTTTTAATACTTTGTTGTTCTTTTAAAAGTTTACATCCATTGCAATTATTTCTATTTTTACAGAACCAACAATTATCAGTTTCTAAGAACCACCAGTAAGGCGGAGACGGACGATGTTTTCTTTTTGCTTTGCCTATTGAGAATCACCACCTTTGATACAATGAAAGATTTCTTTCAACTGTTAATTATCGCAAATTATGTATCTATATCCCATATTCTTACTACATAATTCAATCATATACGAATCTAAAGTATCAAATTTTATCAAACATCTTGTTCTATCATCAAAAAAGAATTTTTCTCCAAATGTATCAAGTCCAGAACTTTCGTTAATTATTTTAATAAAATCAGATATCTCGTATATACAAACATTAAATCCAACAACACTAGCAATTTCTTCCTCTGATAGAAGATCTTCGTTTTTTACACAATCCAAATATTCGTCTACTTCTCTACAAAAATTTTTATATAACGATTTAATATCTTTCCCACTATATATACAATTTTCAGGAACTTTTTCAATATATCCCATTAATCTATTTGTTCTTGTTTCTAATTCAATAGTTCCTGTTAAACCTTTATATGATTTTAATTTTCCTAAAAATACTGTTTTCATGAAATCAACCATTCATTACTAAACAACACATCAATATTGTTATAATTATCGAAGTTGTACATAAAATAATGACATATTCTAATTTATTTCGATTAGCGTACCGTTTTGCCGCAATCATATTTAGAATAATCAACGCACCCATTATACAATGACTAATGTCGTTCATCGCTATTCCCTTTCATCTCGTCAGATTCCCTACTCATGCTCCAATATCGCAAGAAATTGTATTGAAAACACTCAGCAGAAAAGTCTGAATAACTCTGTAATTTGTCTGGTTTGGCTTGCGCCCTGTAGCAATGACTACGTTTAGGGCAGTCACTACTACAACACATTGTAATGTCAGGCATTTTTCTTATCTTCTTTCTTCTTACGTTTCACGGAATCAGCTTTAATTTTAAGCTGTTCATTTTCAATTTTTCTCATCATTCCTCTAAATTTCCCTGTCTGTTTGCTTGTAATTCCCATAGTGTTTTTCTCCTTTTCTTATTATGAATTAAAATATTTTACAATCTGTTTGCCAATCCAACGTCCCATTGGAACAGCAACAGCATTACCAATTTACCTATAAGCATCATTATCTGTTCCACAGAACTCAAACCAATCTGGAAAACCTTGCAGTCTAGCATATTCCCTTACTGTATATGGTCTAATTCTCTTTCCATCTTTGATTAATCTTGTTCCTTTATCTTTTGCGTAATGTGCTACACATGTTGGAGCAAGATCATCATTATCTGGATCTGAAACAATTGGTTTATCTCTATATTTTCCATTAATGCGATTATATACATATTGTGGAATATCAATCGAAGCATCCTTTTCAATAATGTCTTTAAGTCTTAATGGTTGAGAATCAGGATAATCAAAATTGGTAAATGGTTTCTTACTTCCAATTAAAATCAATCGTTTTCTTTCTTGTGGCAACCACATATTTGCGTTAATAGGACATTCAACTCTCACGTAATAATCAGGTAATTTTGTCAATGCTTCCATAACTACTTTGAATTTAAGCATTCCAGGAACGTTTTCTACTACATACATTTCTGGTTGTGCTAAAGCAATATGCCTAAAGAAATGTAAAAATAAATCATCACCTGTTCTTATACCTGAAATATCAGCAATGGTTGAATATCGTGTACATGGAAATGTACCAATATAAACATCCGCATCATTCTGATCGAGAACTGTAATCTGTGTAATATCTGACTCATTTACATGATGTTTGAAATTCTTTCTCAAAGTGTCGCAACACTTTTTATCTATCTCATACGATTCAATTATGTTAATTCCAGATTCCTCTATTCCTAAATCCATTCCTCCTGCTCCACTAAAATAGCTTTTAGCTGTTATTTGCATCTTGTTTCTCCTTCATAAAACTAAATATCCATTCAACTGTAGGTTCATTCCATCCATTTCCCATTAAACTACACCTCTCAGAATAGTTAAGATTTCGATTATTTATAGTTACATTTGTAAAATTATCCGGTAAACCTTGTAGCCTTTCATATTCTATTTCTGTCAATCTTCTAGGTTTTCCCTTATCTAATACTTTCTTTTCTTGATAACCACCTCTTACACAAGTTAATGTGCAACACTTAAATTTTGGATTATATATACGTTTGAGCATTTGAAACGTATTTACTTCTAATTCTGCACAAACTCGTTTATTCATGTCTAAAATCTTAAAATCTTTTTTATAAAAATATTTGTCATTAACATTGTTCTCCATAATATCTTTTAAAACTAATGGAGATTCTTTTGGTAAATCACCTAATGAAATATTTGTCCAATAATATCTTTCACGATTTTGAGGTGAAAAAATTCCTGAATTTAAGAGAATAGGATTTACACCTACATTCTCTGTCATAATTTTTAAATCTTTATCACTACTTGGTACAACATTCTCAAACATGAAATACTTTGGTTGAATTACATTGAGAGCTTCTACCGCTTTAAAGAAAATTTTAGATGTACCATCTAACCCATTATTAACAGATTTATCTTCAATTCTACATCGAGAAAGCGATTGACAATTTGTACCAGCTAATAATAAATCAAAACCTTTAAATTGCTGAAAATCAGATTCATATAAATCTCCATGATGTATAATCCACGGAAAGTGATATTTAGATACGGCTATTGCTTCTGGTAAAATTTCATATGTATGATATTCTCTAATTGGAATACCTAATTTCAACAATGCGTACAATCCTGTTTCTACACCACCACATAGACTTAATACTCTTAATCCATTCTCCGATAAAATATTATTTTCAACTAAATGACTCAAATTCCCTTATTTTGTAGGGAGTTGTACAACTACTTTATCCTAGAATTTACCTAAATTCCTTTCTATAAATTCTGTAATGCTGCGTAAATCGGACATTCATGACTATCCGATAAAAATAATATTTCTTTGTTCTTGGAAATAATTGGGTGATCACCCATAGAAATTTACTTAGATATGTATTATTCCTCCCAATAATCATAATTAGGATTCATAAGACATTCATGACATCTACAAACTAATTCTCCATCTTCGTCCATATAATAATTGTCACCATAACCACCACATTCATAGCAGTAATCATATGGATCTTCTTCATAATCGTCTAAATCATTCATCTTTCACCTCTAATTTCTTCAAATCCTCAATACTCCAAGGCTCTTCATCTTCCCATTTGATAAAGTCAAACATATTACCATACACATCTTTTGCTATTTTATAAAAATAATAATCATTCTTGAGCATCCAACGTTTACAAAGTCGTGTAGGTTTAATTTGATATATATAAAGGTTGGTATTACTATCTCTTGCGATATAGTTCCATTTAGGTAAAAGAGCATCAAGAAATTTCTTTTCTTTTGATCTAATAGTATGTTTCTCTACAAATTCTGATTCTGCCCATCGGTAAAGACTATTACCGTCACAATAACTTCCATAATCATCGGTTTTATAAAATAAACATTGTCCGCAATTAACATTATCGCAATTAACAACTTTATTATCTTTTGTTACTGCAAGGCTGCCGCCTTCACACACAATATCTAAAATTTCTTTAGCAAATTTTTCTCTATTCTTCATTTAAACCTCCAATATACTTTATTACATACGTATTTTGCTCACATTTTCATCTTTTGGCATTTTAAACGTGATATATTCAGAATCCCTTTTACAATAAGTTTTTTCAATTACATCTAAAACTTTTAACGCATTTTCTTCATTATATGCTCCCAATACTACTGAACTATTAGCATATGTAATTTCAATATTGTTTATATGCGAATTGATTCTTTTAATTGAAATTGTTTTTCCTGCAATATCTACTAATTTTGTTCTATCTTGACTTCTTATTAACATATTCTCTCCTTTGAAATGCCAATTTCTTCTACTCACTCAACTTCTTACCACACATAGGACAATAATTAATTTTAACAACCAATCCATTTGAATCATATCCATGAATATCATATCCGTATGCAATAAGTCTTCTAGGATATTGAATTGCTACACCATAATCATTAGTCTTACCTATTATAAGTGGAACACCTTTATCACAAAATTTACAATTACTCATTTTTTCATTCTCCATTATTCGATAGTTACTTTCTTTCCAGAATACATTTTCATCCGCTTCATCTTTTTAAGAAATAGCTTCATTTCATATCCTGTAAGTCCTACACAGGTATTTCCAATTCCTTTATCATCTCCTAAATCTGGATCATATGACTGTAAAATATGTCTACCAGATTCTTTGTATCCAATGACAACTTCTTGTGTAAAATTATATTTCTTATCTTTTCTTTTATATACACACCCATACTCATTTTCTTTTTCTTTTGTAAATCCAATTTCTGCTAATTTCTCATCTACTGTTTTAAATAATTTCATTTTACGTCCTCCATATTTTAA